CCTTACGGGAGAGCTTTGGATACTACATCCAAGCATGCATTTTGTTTGCATGTTCTGTTTTAGTCCAGCATCAAAGAAGAGCGCCAAGAAATGTCTATCACTGTGGGTGGAGCTCCGGAATCCGGGACAAATCTTCCCGAATTTGACGGATCCTATGGGCCACAAGCCCCTAGAATTAAGCGAGAACGTTTTCGCCAGGTATTACTACCTCGTGAAACAATTTCGTTTATAGCCAAACCCAGTGAGGCATTTCCACAGGGTTCAATAAGTACTAGCACAAATGTGCAACATACTAACTCTGAACTCTGTATCGACACCATCCGTAATCCAAAGTTCCGCGGTAGCCGAGAGTTAATCTCGGATGACGGCGGTGACCTAACGATTCGGAGGAGTTGGTGGCGACCAGCCAATGCTTATATAAGCAGTGACTGGCAAGGCAACACACGTACTCAAGGTAGTCTGTGGCTCAACTTTTATGGAGAGTTCCACGATGGATTCTCCACATCTGGTGATTTACCACCGACTATCGATTTTGAGGAAATTGCTGCCTTAGGACCTGCGGCTTGGAATTCTTTCAAGCCGGCCAAACCGATTGTTCAGCTAGGAGTGGCGTTAGCAGAGCTTAGAGAGCTTCCGCGCTTGCTTTATGCGAGCGTGGCTGATCTTAAAGGCATTGCTGACTACTTCCTAGCCGTTCAGTTTGGATGGATTCCACTTCTCAGCGATGTGAAGAAACTCATAAAGTTTTATGATGTTGTTTCACAACGAATTGACTTTCTTATAGCCAATTCTGGGAAACCAGTGAGAAGAACAGGTCGTCTCTCTTCTACCAGCGACGCTGCCGTCCTTTGGGACGAGAGCGGACTACGAATGAGAAATACGGCTCCCGATTTGGGGAAACCGTCTTTAACTGATTCGTGGCGTCAATCATCAAGATACACCATTACACGAGAACGCTGGTTTTCCGGCGAGTTCGTGTTTTGGATTGATGACATTCGCTGGCCAAACACACGGTCCCACATAGGGGCTGGCCTGATTGGTCTCCGGATCACTCCGGCCGATGTTTGGGATGCACTGCCGTGGACATGGCTTATCGATTGGTTCGCTAATGTCGGGGATGTTCTTCACAACCTCGAAGATAACGTGGCCGATCGACAAGTTAGCAAGTATGCTTACGTAATGGGTAAAACCATTCGTGAGTATACTCAGCACACGACAGACGGCTATTTCTCTGTGGCACTGTCTCATTTGTTTGAGACTAAGGTCCGCAGAAAAGTAGACCCGTTTGGACTAACTCCTGAGGTGGAACTTTCTCCGCTTCAGATCGCGATACTAGGATCTCTTGCACTCCAGAGGGTTTAACTCTCTGAATAACAAGATAATCCGATGTATCACAAACCGCGGCGTTAGCCGTTCAACCAAATAGGAGTCGTGACAATGTTCGCGGACCCACAAACACTAACCGTCAATTCTGATCCCAAGGCTATGCCTAGGGTAAGTAATGCCGGGTACGAGTCGATTTATCGTACGGCCCAGGGGGTTTATGCCCTCCGGATTTCGCACGATTTACAGGCAAAGAAGGAGAGACATCTTGTAGAGTTTTCGCGCAAGGATCTTGTTACAAATCCTTACTCGACGCTCCAACAGGATGCCGTTCTCAAGGTCCAGCTCGTTATTGATAACCCCAACTGGGGTCTCATTAGCGATACTGAGATCACTTATTGCGTCAATGCCCTGTGCGCCTGGTTGACTGCGTCCTCTTCGGTCGCAGTCACAAAGCTTCTCGGGAACGAGAGCTAATTTAGCTCTCCAGTACTGTCAAGCACTGGCACGCTGATCGACTCATACGCTGAGTATTAACTTCTCAGCGGGGTCCGCATATTTGCGTACATTGTCACTAGGATTAAACTACCCTTCGAAAGGGGGAGTTTATGAAAAGCCGAATACGGCTCCTCTTCTCAGATCTTTCTGAGATCCTAAAGGCCATGCTCGCAGATGCGGGCTTGGCGTGTAGTACCTCCACGTGCCGTGATTTCGTAACTTTGAAATCACGGACAGAAAACGAAGGCATATCATTTTTGACGATATGCCTACCTACTTTTGCTAAAGGCTTCGAAAGAAGTCTTGAAGCTGGTAGGTGGCTACCTGAACTCTTTACTGGCTTCAAGGCCAGTAAAGGGTCGTGTCTCCCTGCATTTTTGCAAGGTTTCACTAGTCTCGTTTTCGACTCAAGCAAAGGAATCCAACATGAAACCCCATCTATCGACGCGATTATTGCGGTCAGGCAGATTTGCCTGGCTTTCAATAAAGTCGAGATGGAGTGCACGGAACAACGTCAGCGCTCTGCTGCCGGTGCCTATGCGTCATGTGAAGCAGAAGTCTCGAAATTCCGTGCAAACCAATGGAAGCTTAAGGAAAATTTCCAAAACGCTTCTAAGTGGCTTTATGGTCGTGTTTTCCATCATCTATCTGATGTTATCAGAAGTGACGGTGGTTTGCCGACCAGGCACGGTCCTGGGACCACGGTCGACGGTACCTCCGGGAATCGGAAGTATCTTCACCGACAGTGGTCTCGACGTCTTGATCGCGTGCTACCTTTTGACCGATACTGGTTCTTCAGCTTTGACGAACTAGAACGATCATTGGGTATCGGAGGCATCCTTGACTTTAAAGTGGTTCTTCCAAAAGAAGAACCACCTGTTAAGGTATGCTTTGTTCCGAAGACGCAAAAGGCGCCTCGAGTCATTGCCATTGAACCTGTGTACAACCAATACGTACAGCAGGGATTGATGCGGGTCTTAGTTCCAGCCATAGAGCGCGATAAGCGCTTGAAAGGCCAGATCAATTTCACCGATCAATCAATCAATGGCGCCTTGGCTCTCTCGTCTTCAATTACGAGAGAGTTTGCTACGATAGACCTTAAGGACGCAAGCGACCGCTTAAGTGCGGCCGTTGTGCACCTTATGGTGCAAAGTTTTCCCGATTTAACCCGGGTTGTCTTTGCATGTCGTAGCAAATATGCAAAGCTCCCAAATGGAAAGATAATTCCCATGAAGAAGTTCGCATCTCAAGGATCTGCTCTAACTTTCCCTTTAGAGGCTATGGCTTTCTATTCGATTGCCATTGCTTCCTTTATGGAACGTTATGGACTCCCTATACACCACCCGAGGGTCGTAGGCTTTTGTAAAAAGGTCTACGTCTATGGTGATGATATAATTGTACCTACCAAGGAGGTAGATACCGTCATCAACGGTTTGGAATCCGCAGGACTCCTGGTGAACAAGAACAAAACCTTTGTTCAAAGTCACTTTAGGGAATCTTGCGGTATAGATGCATTTGGGGGGAACATCGTTACCCCTATTTACATCCGAACCACTCCGCCGAAGACGAAGCGTGACGCTGCCGGAGTCGCTGCGACGGTGTCCAGTGCCAATCAGTTTTATCTGAAGGGTTATTGGAAGACGTCGGCTATTCTACGAGCGATTGTAGAACAGGTCATGGGGACAGAGTTGCCCCATGTCAGACCTGACTCGGCGTTGTTAGGTTGGTATTCAGTCTCTGGCCATTATTCTGTCATGCGATGGAATAATGAACACCAGTGCTTCCAAACTCACGGATTTTCTGTGAGAATAAAGAAGAAGGCAGATCGCCTTACTGGATACCGAGCTATGGCAAAGTGCTTTGGAGAGAACCTCAGCAGGACATGTGTCGAGTCTCCGGTTTTACCGGAACACTTGATAGATGACCCTGACTGGAGTCTTTCTACCTCGATAGAGAGTCCTTTCGGTTATGGCGCCCATTCCTTCAGCCTTGACAGGCCTTGGAATGGATTCCTTGATCGGCAGGATCCTCTAGATGAGGAACGCTTTGCAGTCACGTCACGGCGCGGAGCCGTTTACACGAAACTCCGCTGGGTGAATGCGTAAATTACGCATTTTCTTTCGTTAGGCCTGTAAAAGCCTAAAGCAAGGGAACCGACCTTTTGAGTTGGATTGATGCTAAAACCATCTTTCGTTGA